CCATCGTCCGAAGGGGCCACGCGATCGAACCGGGCCGCCAAGTCCAGAGCCGCATTGACGATGGCTCGCACCGGGTCGACCCGCTTACCTGTAGCGGCAGGGATATAACCGGCGTGCACGGCAATGTCCGATTGGAGCTCGACTCCCACTAGGTAAACGCAAGAGCCGTCGTCAAACCAGATGGTGTCGATGGACCGCTCACGATTCCCACGCTCGTCAGTCGATTCGTGGAACCGCACGCGAGACACCCGCTTACCCTTGATGTGCCGCTCCTGCAGATACCTAGCCACGGTTCACCTCCGCCGGCGGCGTAGAGAACCCGGCCTCGGGCAGCGGGGCCACGTTGCAATGGTGTTCCAGAGCGAGCCACTCGGTGACCGCGTGCTCGACGAACGCCGGGACGTAACCGTCGACGACGTACCGGCGCCGGCCCTCGACGGCCATGAGCCCGCGCTCGGTCAGGAAGTCCAGAGCCACATGCACCTGCGTGAACGGCAGGCGGTGCCGGTCAGCGACCGACTTCACATCGAACGGCCCGGGCTCGACCGCGACGATGTCCGCCACGGCCTCATAGACCTGGCGGGTCAGCGTGTGCACGTAAGCCTGGCCATCGTGCGGCGCGACCAGACGGACCATACGGACGCGGTCGATCGCGTAATAGACCTGAGACGGGGGACGCATCGATATCTCCTTTCAACGGGCCACCGGCTCGGGAGCGCCGGGGGCTAGACCACAAATAAACCTCACGACCGCTAACACCGATGACATCTGCTCTGGTCGAACAGAAAAGTCTTGGGTCTGATGGTCTTCCTCGACCCAATCGTCCATCAGATCCCACGCGTCGACCGCGCTGTTTTCGTTGTCCTGCAACAGCCACGACAGAATCTCTCCGTTCCGTCTTCGTGCGATCCGTAGTATCATCTTTGGTCCTTTCCCCGGTCTGCCCGGGCCGTTGGGCGGTTGCGGTCCCGCCCTACGGCTCGATCAGGACGGATCGCTCGACGCGGCGAGCACCTGCTCGGCCGACAGCACGTAAACCTTGGCCGGTGCCCACTTGAGATCCCCGTAGTAAGGCCGCTCGGTCACTCGGATCGTCGCCATCATCTGACCTCCAGGGGCAAAGACGTTGACCAGACCGTCCGACACGCGACCCTCGACCTGGCCAAGCGCCTCCCACAAGGCGCCGGTGAACGAGTGCCGCGGGTTCGGCCCGCCGTCACCGATCACCACGCCATCCGAGATCGGCCCGATGCTGGCGAGCCAGCCAGGCCCGCACTGGTGGTTCCCATACATGCAGACCTCCGCGACGACTTGGGTGCTTTTCTTTGCCATCTGACCGATTCCCTTTCCGGGCCACCGGCCCTTGTAACGTGATTCAGTCCGCGTACTCGTAACCCGCCACCTCGAGCCGGTTGGCATCAACGGGGCGGACCACCCAAAACTTCCCGTCGTCGCCCAGCATCACCCGCGAGGGCTTGACCGTTCCGGCCGAGTGGCTAAACGCCAACTCTCGGTCATTGAACCTGCCCAACACCGCGATCTTCGTTTCGTTCGTCATTTGGCCCGGTCCTTTCATTTGCTATACGGATGATACTACTATACCTATCGGATAGTGTCAAGGGAAAGCGTAAGTCTTTTGTTGAAAATTGTGGCCCGGATTGTCCGAGCGTTTCGCCAATTTCGCCGGCGGACCCATCTTTTTTGCCGCGCACCGGCCATTCGGACCCCCCGAAAGTTCCACTTATGGAACATTCCCGGCCGTTTCTGGGCGGCGCATCTATGCCCACAACTGGACGGCACTTACAAAGAGCGCATGGCCGACGAACTCGACGAAGCGATCGAGACGCAGCTCCTGACCGGCGTGGCCGGGCCGAAGCGCGTCCGCGGCGACGAAGGGGAGGTCGAGGCGCGGTCGCTCACCGAGCTCATCGAGCTCGACAAGTACAGGCGGTCGCGCACGGCGCGGAACCGAGCGCGCGTGCGCACGACCAAGCTGATCCCCCCCGGAACCGACTGACCAACACCCGTGGCCAAGAGGACCAAATCCAGACCGAAGGCCCGACCCGCCAAGGGCCGCAAACGCGTCGACCTGCGCACCGTTCGCGCGATCGCCATCACCCGCCGAGGCAAGGCCCGCCGATGGGCCCGGGCCAACTACGACGCGGCGATGACCACAGACGAGAACTACCGCCACTGGGCGGCGGCCGACGACCTGAGCCCTGACGCCCTGGCCAGCGACTGGGTACGCCGCACGCTCCGGCGCCGGGCCCGGTACGAAGTGCGGAACAACTGCTACGCGGCGGGCATGGTCCTCACCCTGGCGAACGACGTCGTGGGCGTGGGGCCACGCCTCCAGATGCTCGGCGCCGACGCCACGGCCAACGCCAAGATCGAATCGGAGTTTGCGCTCTGGTCGCGCCGGACCCTGCTGGCCTCGAAGCTGCGCACGATGCGGACCGCCCGCGCCCAGGACGGCGAATCGTTCATGATGTTCACGACGAACCCGAGGCTCGGCGGGCCAGTCTCCCTGGACACGAAGCTCGTCGAGGCCGACCGCATCGCCTCGCCCATCGCGTTCTTCAACTCGATCGTCGTCGTGCCGGACGAAAACGGGAACATCCCCGAGAATATGCCCGAGCCGGTCGACGGGATCGTCTACGACGACTACGGCAACCCGGTCGAGTACCACATCCTCAAGCACCACCCGGGCGATACGTTTGTGCCCGACCCCAACGACGTGCAGCGCGTGCCGGCTAAGCAGGTGGTGCACTACTTCCGCGCCGACCGGGCAGGCCAGAGCCGCGGCGTGCCGGAGATCACACCGGCCCTGCCGCTCTACGCGCAGCTCCGCCGCTACACGCTGGCCGTGATCGCCGCGGCCGAGACCGCCGCCGACTACGCGGCCGTCCTCGAGCGCGACGCCAACGCTGACGAAGACCCGGAGATCGACCCGGTCACCAACGAAGAGGTGTCGATCGATACCGGCTCCTTCAGCACTTTCGAGATCGAGCGGAGGATGCTCACCCAGCTGCCGGCCGGGTTCAAGATGTCGCAGCTCAAGGCCGAGCAGCCCGCCACTACGTACGGGGACTTCAAGAAAGAGATCATCAATGAGATCGCACGCTGCCTGAACATGCCCTTTAACGTCGCGGCGGGCAACTCGTCCGGCTACAACTACGCGTCGGGGAGGCTCGACCACCAGACCTATTACCGCGCCATCGACGTCGACCGATCCGACCTCGAGTCCGTCGTGCTGGACAGGATTTTCGAGGCCTTCATGAACGAGGCGATCCTCGTCACTGGCCTGATCCCCGTCACCATGCGTAACCCGGCGACCTGGACCCACAACTGGCTGTGGGGCCGCCCCGAGCACGTCGACCCCAACAAAGACGCCACGGCCCAGACGACCCGCCTGACCAACGGCACCACGTCGCTGGCCCGCGAGTGCGCCCGCGACGGGCTGGACTGGGAAGAGCTCATGGAACAGCGGGCCCGCGAGTTCAAGCGGGCGCAGGAACTGGGGCTGCCGATCCCCGTGCCCACGCCGGCGGGCGGGCCGCCCGAAGAGGTGGACGATGAAGATTAAGCGCAAGAAGGGCCGCGACATCCGGATCACCGCCGCGCACGGCGCGCGGCTGCAGATCACGGCCGCCAAGGGCGGAGAGGGGGAAGAGGCGTCGCTGCCGACCTTCAAGATGGACGCCTACACGGGCGGCGCGATGCGGCTGTGGGGCTGGGCGTTCCCGGTCGTTATCGACCTGTCGGGCATTAAGGTCCGCGGCAAGTCGCGACCGATCCTCCGGGACCACGACTCGCGTCAGATCATCGGCCACAGCGACTCGATCGGCGTCGAGAAATCCTCGCTCCGCGTCGAGGGGACTATCTCTGGCGTGGCGTTCGCCGCTCGTGAGATCGTCGACTCGGCGAAGAACGGGTTTCCATGGCAGGCCTCAGTCGGCTGCCACGTCCACGAGGAGGAGTTCTTCGACCGCGGGGAGACGGTGACGGTCAACGGTCGCAAATTCCGCGGGCCCCTGCACGTGGCACGCAAGAGCGAGCTGATGGAGATCAGCTTTGTGGCGCTGGGCGCCGACGACAACACGTCCGCAAAAATCGCCGCGTTAGCGGCTCATTCCCAGGAGCACACCATGACCTTTGAACAGTGGCTGGAAGCCAAGGGCCTTAGCGCCGACGACCTGAGCTCCGAAGAGCTGGCGACGCTGCGGGCCGAGTACAAGGCCGAGATCGAGGCGGGCAACGTCGACCCACCCGAGGGCGGAGAGGGCGAAGGCGACGACGACAACGCCGGTGACCACGACGACGACGGCGCCGACGACGACAAGCCCGCCCGCGGCTCGAGGGCCAATCCAAAGGCCAAGCCCAAGGGCACGACCAAGCCCAAGAAGCCCGCCACCCGGGCGAGCGGCGATACGGAGCCGGGCGACACGCTCGCCGAAGAGCGGAGGATCCGGGCCGCGGAGGTCCGTCGGCTCGAGGGCATCCGCAAGGCGTGCAACGGGAAGCACTCGGAGATCGAGGCGCAGGCGATCGAGGACGGCTGGACGGTCGATAAGACCGAGCTGGCGGTCCTCAAGGCCGAGCGCCCCAAGGCCCCGAACATCAACACCGGCCGCGGGGCTCCGGCCCCGATGCAGGTGGTCGCCGCGGCGATGTGCATCCGCGCCGGCCTGCCAGAGAAGCGCGTCGGCGAGTGGTACGGGCCTCGTATCGCCGAGGCCGCGCTCAAGCCGCAGCACCGGCGCATGGGGCTCCACTCCCTTATCTACATGGTCGTCGAGGCCGCCGGCGGGTACATCCGCCCGGGCGTCATCGACGACGACGCGATCCGAGCCGCATTCCACGCGGACCGGCAGCTGCGGGCGTCGTCCGGCTTCTCGACCGTCGGCGGCCTGACCGGGATCCTCGGCGACGTGGCGGGCAAGGCTCTCTTGGCCGCTTACGAGGCGGTGGCCTCCGTAATCTCGCTCATCGCCGCCGAGACCGACCACACGGACTTCAAGGGCCGCACGACCTACCGGCTCTCCGGGTCCGGCGCGCTTGAAAAGGTCGCGCCTGACGGCGAGATCAAGCACGCGACCCTCGAGGAAGAGGGGTACCGGAACCAGCTCGACACCTGGGGCAAGATGATCGCCCTTACCAGGCAGATGATCATCAACGACGACCTGGGGGCCTTCCTGGCGATCCCCAGGCTGCTGGGCCGCATGGCCGCCCTTGGCCGCGAGAAGGCCGGCTTCGAGACGCTCCTGGGCAACGCGGTAGGGACGGATGGGAACGCGTTCTTCTCCCCGGCCCACAACAACCTCAACTACGGCGCCGAGAGCGACCTGGACATCGCGAGCCTGACGTTCGTCGAGCAGATGTTCCTCAACCAGATCGACAAGGCGGGCGACCCGATCCTGGCGAGCCCCGCGATCCTGCTCGTCCCGACGTCCCTCAAGACGACGGCGCAGCAGCTGATGGCGACGACGACGCTCATCGGCGGCGACGTGACGGTCCTCAACAACAACCCGTTCTCGGGCAGGTTCCGCGTGGTGGCCAGCCCGTACCTCAACGCCCAGAGTCTGGCCGGGTCGAGCAGCAAGGCCTGGTACCTGATGGCCGACCCGAACGACATCCCGACGCTCGAAATCGCCTACCTCCGCGGCCAGCGGACGCCCGTCATCGAGTCGGGCGAGACGGACTTCAACACGCTCGGCACCCAGTGGCGCTGCTACTGGGACTTCAGCGCCGCCCTGGCCGACCACCGCGGCGCGGTCAAGAGCAACGGCGAGGCGCTGAGCGGCGACGACACGCTGACCGGCGGCGAAGGCACCGATACGGTCGAGGCGTAAAGCGTAACGGCGGCCGGGCGGGGCGGGGTTGCCATGGCCCCGCCCCCGCCCACCTTGAAAATCGGACAGGCGGCAAA